TCACTCCTTTAAAATTTCATTTTTGTACGTGGGTTAACAAAATCGGAATTACTTGGCCAAAGACCATTTTTAAAGAATTGAAAATGTAAATGTTCCCCTGTTGAAGGTCCTGTTGTGCCCATATTTCCGATTTGCTGTCCTTTTGTTACATTTTGCCCCTCGGACACTTTCAAAACAGATTGATGTGCATACCCGGTGTACCAGCCATCAGAATGCTTAATTACGACATAATTACCGTACCATGCGGGATAACTGCCGGCAACTACTACCTCACCAGCTGCAGCAGCATAAATTGGGGTATTAGGGTTTCCATTCACTAAATCAATCCCGTTGTGCAGTTCTTGTTCCCCGGTGATAGGCGAAGTTCGCCAGCCGAATTCGGAAGTTACGGTGATTGGTTTAGCAATTGGCATAAAGTAATCGCCAGAACCACCTTCTGTCACTTTGACATATTGGCGAATCATAGCTGCATAGTGGAAATTACCACCATTGAGATACAAGTATGTGCGCCCATCCGCTTGTGAAACTGCATTAACATAAGAATAAGTAGCACCTGTCGTATTTCCGAGTGATGGAGCGACTACATCACGTGAGTATTGCTCTGCAAGATCAGTGGTGTTTTTCCCACCTTTTCCAGCTAGCCATCCCACATACGCCGTACCAAAGTTATAAGACTGCATAGCACCCCAGACATCTACACCTTTTGCAAAGGAGGATTTCAGGACATCCGCAAGGTGTTTACAGCCTTGCTTGACGGAAGCCTCACCCGTTAGATAGCCAGGACCAGGATAGCCGGCACTTTCTGAGGATTGCATAATATCGTCGGTGCCATCTGTACTAGCATTTTCCACTTGAATTAGTGCATAAGCTAGACCGATATATTCGCTAATACCATATTCCGCAGTCCATTTTTTAAGCCACGCAACGATATTGGCATTGCCAATAATATTCTGATTAATGTTTTGGGGTTCGTAAGTGCTACCATCTCCACCACTGCCACCACCAGAACCTCCGCCATTGGTGTCGATTTTGACGCCACTCACATACAACTCTTTTACATCTAGCCTACCCGAAATAGCTGAGTTACCATAAATATTAAAGTCACCTTGATGAAACCCATAATCGCCAGCTAAAACTATTCCCTTGCCAGTTTTTGAAGATATGAGAACATATTTAGGATTGTTTTCTGTACCTGCCGCTCGGATAACTAGCGAATTATCCTCCAGTGGCACCGGAGTAGCGGCATTCGGAAATGGATTCCCCGCGGAATCAGTTGTACCAATTGTACCAATTTCTCCATCTTTGCTCCAAAATTGCATACCTTTTTTAGTTAATTCCATAATCCTTAATTTGTTATTCCATATTTGCAAAGTACCCTTTACCAATTTGAGAACATCACCATATGCATTAAAAGAACTCTCAAAAACTTCTGCAATAATTGTTCCTACCAAAACAAAATCAGCATTAATTTTCCCATCTTGCGTGATTGCTAATCCATACTTTCCATCAACGCCAGTGGAAGAATAGCCAAGACCGCCTAAATTCCATCGCCAAACTTTTTTTGCTTCAGACGCAACTGGCTTATCCATAATTAAAATTTCTGATGGAGCCTTTTCTGGTCTGAAGCGGACGTAGCCACCTTTGGTACCCGTAATCCAACTGCTAGCATTTCTGACCGCTTCAACTAGCATTGTTGTTTTATTTTCTAATTTCGCATTTAAAATTTGTGTTTCTGTTTGTACAGTCGCTGTGTATCGCTTGCCAGCACTTCCCAAAACAATAGACTTGTATTTTTTTAATGTTGGATACCAAACGTATTCAAACATCCGCTCTTCAAAATATTCATCGTACTTTTCATTGTAAACATGAGCTGTGTCACCAAAATGGAGTTTGTGCAAATCTTGATAAAGTTCGTAATATTCTTCAGTGTATTCAAGCATTGTCATTGATATTTTATGTGTTGAATTAGGCTCGTGAATACGATCCTTATCAAACAATGACTGCCCCCATTTTTTTAAATCTTCAATTGTTTTGCAATTAGAATTCTCTCGTTTGCCAATTCTTCGATTTTTATCAGTGATACCTGGTAACGTGAGATATTTAAATTTGATTGGTTCTTTATCTTCATCGTAGTCATTATCTTCAGTACCGCCCACTAAATACAATGAGTTCACAATAGATTCATCATCCGTTTCACTTTCAATCGCCTCTAAGTTAATTCCAAAATCAATGGAAAAACCGGAATCTTTGCCAATTCGTTCAGCCAATTTGATTTCATAATTATCAAAATCAAGCTCTCCACCTGTAACACCAACTAGATTTTGTTGACCATTATTGCTACCCCAAATTGCTTCTAACGGTTTTGCTTCTTTAACAGTAAATTGGTGAAATGTACTCACTGTAGATAAATATTTGATTTTTTGATTAAAAGTGAGATTGTTCTGGATTGCAGACATGATTGTTTGACCACTGCCATAATCAACAAAACAGTTTTCTACAAAATTATTATTTGCATCAAAAGCAATAGGACGTGCCGTGACAGACAAGGTTTCTAAAGTTGGTTTAACTTTTGAAATGCGAAAATATTGCCAAGTATCATCCTCACAGTATGCTTTTATGACAGCGCCTTTTTTCAGCATTTCAGCATTCTGTCCATCTCTTCGATAGGTGCCATAAAAATAAAAGCTTGTATTCATTACTCGTGAAATTTCAGGTAACGAATCCCATTCCACTAACATCTCACCAAGCTCTGCTAAATCATCAGGCATATCATTAAACACATAGATATATTCGGTGAAATTCATATAGAAAAATGCATCCACTTCTTTTTGACTCATAGGTACACCGCCTCAAATTTCATCAATCCTTTTGTTGCATTACCGGAAAGAATTACTTCATTAAGTCCTGGTGTTGAGATTGGCCAACTTCCTTTTTTCCGGAGCAATGATTTTTCTTGTGTGACTTTCCCAAACTCGGTATTGATCTCGACTATACCAGGTAAAGCATTGATTACCGTTAATGATCGACTTCCGATTGTAATGCTAAAATCTCCACCAGTTGCTTCAATCCAAAAAAGCGGCTTAGAAATTTCTTGCCCTGGATTCGACCTTATGTTTTTACCTTTTTTCAAATCCATAGTAGGCTCGCTCAACCTTTTTTTGAATGGTTGAGAACGGAAAGTAATATCAAAAGTGTAAAAAATACCCCACTCATTTTGAAATTGAGTAGGGCTTGAAGTACTACATCTAACATTCCGATATTTATCTGGATCATTGTGCGTGACTAACTTACCACTACCACGAAGCCAACTTTTTACTTCAGTAAGCATATCGTAAGAGCAAGTAATATCTTTTACTTGGAAATCGTATGGAGCATAATCTCCAAACCATTCATGGAGACTACCAGATCTACCAAGTGTTTCGATTTCTTCAACTCGTTGATGCGGAGAGATTTCCGGAAGCTCATTTTCTATGATTAATTGCATATCCATCACAGCGTTAATGCCTTTGAAAACAAAATTTGGCTCGTCTGGATCCATAAAATCTACACTTGTCATGTCGGTATCCCTCCTGCATCAATAATTGCTTGTCTTGCTGATTCTTGTAAGTCACGATCCATCTTAAATCGTTCTGATGGATTATTGTAATCCACCTTCCCAAAATGATTGTGTTGTTCAATTTTGACATCGCCACGATATTTGTTGTCTTTTTTATCACTTTCTGATAGCGGTGTTACTGTCGTTTTCCCGTTGCCCACATTTAGCAATTCTGGTCCCGCCTCCCCAACGATTGCTTGACCGTTGATTAGGTGACCGCCTTTGGCCAAGTATGGAATTTTTCCAATATTAAACCCTTTACCACCAATTTTCGGTACCCAATCAGGAATTTTGATATTGTTCAAGCCGCCGATAAATCCGTTAATCAAACCAATCATCGCGTTTATTGGCGTTTTACCAACAGCAACTATCCCATCGATTATCCCGCCAAATATATCCACAACCCCCTGCCATGCTTTCGACCAATTGCCAGTAAAAATACCAGTAATAAAATCCAAGAAGCCGTTGAATATCCTTTTTCCAGCGCTGAAGTAGTTGTTAAAATTTTGGATAATCCCACCAAAAACATTTCCAATGAAACCGGCTAAAAATTTGAATACCTGCACACCAATATCACGTATGCCACCAAAAAATGCGTTCACACCGTCGCGAAACCACTTGCATTTGTTGTATGCCAAAACGAAACCAGCTATCAGCAACGCAATTCCGGCTATTACAAGCACAAATGGATTGGCTGCAAAAGCAAGTTTCATCGCTGTAAATACGGTTTTGAGTGTTTTAATCCCAGTAGCAACTTTTGTCACAGAACCAAGTAACGTACCGAGAATAACTAAAAATGGTCCAATTGCTGCTATCACTGCTGCTACTGTTAAAATTGTTTGTTTCTGGCTATCGTCTAACGAGTCAAACCATGTTTTAAATCGAGTTAATGCATCGATTGCCTTCTCAAAAACTGGCAGTAACGCTACTTGGATGCTTTCGCCGACACTTGCCATTGCTAGTTTTGCATTATTCATGGCTTGGTTCGACTTGTCGATTGGGTCCAGAGTAGCTTCAAATGTTGTGCCTACCGCTCCTCCACTTTCTCCAGCCACACTGGCTAAATCTTCCAGATTAAGCGTTCCACGCTTGATTGCATCGGCCATCCGTGGACCACCTTTAGTACCAAAAATTTCAGCAGCCGCATTGATAGCCTCAGTTTCAGAACTGGCATTCATAATCTTGTCTTGTAATTCTCCAAGGCCCTCTGTTAACGTCTTACCGTCTTTAGCATAAACAGTAGTCGCTTTTGACAAGCTACTTAGTGCAGCGCCAGAATCAATCCCGGCTTGCTCGAATTGTCCCATAAGCGTGACGCCCTCATCGAAACTTAATCCCAACTGTTTAATTTGAGGTGCACCATCAATGGCTTTTTGCATTAAGTCATCCACAGATTGCCCGGTGTTTTGAGACGTTTTTGTTGTAACGTCCAGCACGCTGTTTAGATCGTCATAGCTCATGTCGTATGCTTCAATCGCTTGCCTTGCAGATATCGCAGATTGTGAGACATCAGTATCGTTAATCTCGGCATACTTCAAAAGATAATCAGTAGATTCTTCTAGCTTTTTGTCCATAAATCCAAACTGTGTATTGACTTCTCCAATTGCCTCACCAACTGTTTGAAGTGGCAAATGAGTATTAGATCCAACATTTTCAAAGGATTGTGAGAGTCTATCAGCGACATCCCCGGTGGCGCCCGTTTTAGTAATGATGGTATCCAGGGCCTCATCTACTTCACTAAATGCGGCTAATCCGGCGGCACCTGCTGCCATGATTGGCGCTGTAATACCAACGGACATCTTTTCGCCGACACCCTTAACCTTTTCGCCAGCTTCTTCAATCTTGCCCAGCTTTTCAGCCGTTTCATCAGACATCTTACCTTGTTCTTTCAAAGCCTCATTGGTGTCCTCTAAAGCTGATTTTAGCTTGTTCTGCCCCGTTTCAGACTCCAACATTTTTTTGTAGAGCTTTTCTGATTGTGCGGAATATTCGCCAGTTTCTTTGACCGACTTCTCATATTCTTCTCGGAGCATCTGCGTTCGCTGTTCAGCTAATGCGACTTGTTTCTCTAGCTTTTTTTTGGTTGCAGTCAGTTTCTCGGTTTGAGTAGCATCCTTGTCCATTGCAGATATATGGTTCTTGTACTCGGTGTTAGCCAAATTCATTTCTTTGTTGATTTCTTTCACGGTCTTGGCATAGGAGACTTCACCGCTTGTTTTAAAATTAAGGACTACATCAGATTCTTTTCCTGCCATTTTCTACCTCCTTTCTACCACCATGGACTCTTGTCCATCGTGACTGATTTCGGTGGCTCAAAGTCTGTGTTAGCTTCTAGCCACTGGATGTAGGCTTTAAGCCACAAGTTAGGAGTTGCGCCCAAAAAGAAATCCTCACTCCAATTTAAGAGAGTGAGGGCTACATAAATATAAAAGCTCCACGGTGTTCCTACTTCCGTCGGTTGCTTTTCTTTGGATTTCTTTTTACCTGCGCTTTTTGATAGTCTTGTGGCTTCTTCGATTTTTTTAAATCTTCCACCTGAAATGTTTGGTCTGCAAAGATTTCCATGCATGCGCTATATGCAGACAGCACATCCCCGCTCATGCCCAAAAATTTAAAAATGGTGTCTGGTGTTTCATCTAGCCCACCTGTTTTTAACATGCCATAAATCAAGGCCCGCATAATTTTCAAATCAGCCGGAGAGAGCGTGCTAGATGTCAATTTCCCGTCAGCTTTTTTCAGCATGGCATTCATCGCAGATTCAAACTCCGCATAATCGCCATCGTAAATATCCGCAATGTATTCCATTGTTTCCATGGTAAATGAGATTGGGAATTTTGTTCCTCGGATTGAGATTTCACGAACGTTGCTAAAATCAGTGACATTAATTCCGTAATCAGCTAGTCTTGCCATTTACTCACCGCCAGCCAAAGTAGTCCATTGTGTTTCGGAATAAACTGGTTGTTTGATAAATTTCTCGAACAATTCAATCGATCCGCTGGCACGGTTGGAGTCAAAACTGGAGTAGATTACCCCGTTGTTTTTAAGACCGACAGATACCAGATTGGCAGTAACATCATTGATTTTTGTTTCTTCTTCGGCAGTTTCATATTCTTCGTCAATCACATTTGATAGCTGTGTTTTTGGATACCACACCGCTTTTTTGCCTCCGCCTTCCATGTTTCCGATAAATCCAAATGCAAAAAATGGATACTCACGAGATTGTGTGGTGGCAAACGTCGCAGCGTTAACAGCTACTAAGCCTTTCAGCTCGTCCATAACCTCAATCGGGATACCTACATGATCCAATGCGATTTCGTGTTTTGTTTCTCGGCTCACCATTCTAAACATCTTGCTAGATGCCCATTTTTCCAAAGTGGAGCCATTTCCTTTAATTCCTAATTTTGTTGCAATGGGCAACCGCACAATCTCGCTGTAAACTGGCTCAACGCCTACGTTGTCTGGCGTGGTCATCATTGCAATCAAAATATCGTCTAATCCATCAAAATATAATACGTCTGTTTTAGCCAATGATTATCATCCTTCCTGTAACTTCATAATTTCTTCGGTCATTAGTTTTTCAATTTGTTCCCGATATTGTTCAAACGTTCCGCTGGCAAAGTGTTGCGCACGTTGGTTCGGCGTACCGTTTTCAACAAATCGCCAATAAAAAGCGGTGTCGTCAAACATGACTTTTACTTGCGTATCTTCTACAACTACTTTTACATGGTCCCGCATATGCTCTTTTTTTAAGAGCGTTTTTGGTATCTGTGGGATTAATTTCTCCGTGTAAAAATTCGCCGCGTTGGTTAGCGAGTCAATCGAGACTTTCTGCGGGTCAGCTCTCAAAATGTTGCCGAGATAATCCGCCACATCTTTAAAACCGTTTTTATCTGCCATTTTCAATCACCCGCACATACGCATAAAAATTAGTGACCGTATCATCGTTTTCGTCTCCCCAAGTCGCAGAAAAAGGCGAGTACCGCACGTTGTTTTCGTCAAATGCTTTTTGGATTGGCGCCAAGTCATTTTCTGTGCCTGTGGTAAAAAGTGATATTTGATAATACGGCAAGCGTTTATATGTTCTGCCGGACACCACTTTCCGACTCTCGCTAACAAATGAGTACACGACATACGGGAATGGTGTATCCTTCGGTGCTTTGTCTCTAAACACAGGATAATCGGTTGAGTTTAACACCGTTCGCAATTCCGCAAAATTAATCGACATAGGCTAAACTCAACTCCATTTCCCTTACTTCCGGCAGTACATATATTCGAGTGATATTAAATTCCACACCGTCAATCAGCAACCCGTTTGTTTTTTCGCTGATTGTATTATCCCAGCGACATTTAATCCGCCGGACAACGTTTGTTTTGGCTTGCTGAGAGAGATATTTTTCTTCGGCTGTAATGCCGATTTCAACAAAGTAAATATCTCGGACTTTCGTGCGGACTTCTTTCGGTCGATCGTATTCATCCACAGTATCGGTTATGGCTTGTAGTTCAGCTTTCCACTTCAGACTGTTCAGCAGGCTCATCTGTCAGCACCTCCAAACCAAAAATAGGTTCCAATGCTTGCAACGCCTTTCCAAGTTCTTCGGAGGACAAACGGTGTTCAAACATGACAGTAGCTACCATGATTTCCAGATACTCTTGCGTATAACCGATTTTTTTCAAAACGTAGCGGCGGGCAGAGTCCAAATAAAAAGACAACATGGAATCGTCCATGCCGTCTTCTAGGCGGATATGCTCTTTAATTGTCGTGAGTAATTCGTTCGGCTCTGTCATCTAACCACCTACCAATTCTAAAAGCTCGGCTTTTGTCATGTTTGATTTATAAGCAATGCCTACCTCGTCTAAATACGCTTTGATTTCCACAACGGTATTGTCACTAGTCGGCTTTTCTAAGTCGGCTACCCCTAACGAAGTAGGGGAAATTACTCCCCCGCTTTAGGTTCTAACAAACCAAAGGCTTTTGTATCAAGTACAGCCCAGTCGGTGATCATGTAGCCAAGGTAAATTGTTTCGCGGCTAGTCAAATCTTTTTGAGATTGGATAGACAATGGCTCGTTTGTGTTTTGGACCATTCCGGCTTCACCGTTCGCAAACAAGATTTCTCCATCAGCCAATCCACCGTCCATTACGACAGT